GGTTGTTTCGCCCCCGCCCGGATTCTCTAGGTTATTGAGAATCAATGGGTTGCAATCCTTCACGATTCGCCTAGTTCCTGCCACTTCCCAGCGTTATGACAACGGATGCGCTACGATTGAGGGACGCCAGCCGCCCCGCCAGCCCCGTGGACCTGCCCCTGCTGAACCTGATCGACAAGCCGAACCCATTGCTCGCCCCCAAGGGCGTGGAGGTAGTGGCTCCAGACGTGATCAATCCGGCCGTCAAGAAGCGCCGGATCCCTGCCCAGCGCCTGATCCAAGATCAGCGCCGCGCCGCTTCGGCCGCTGCTGCAGTGGCTGATCTTGAGCGCGACGGCTGCGAGCTGGTGGGCCTGACCCGCGGCCAGTTCAGCCTGACCGAGCTGATCGAGGCGATTCTGGCCAAGACCGGCCCTGCCCACCTGGGGATCAGCACCTGGACCGCCGCCAACACTTCGGTGGAGCGGATGCTGGCCCTGATGGAGTCTGGCGAGGTGCTGAGCTGCCGCTGGCTGGTGGATACAACCTTTGTCCGCCGGGTGCCGGCCCTGGTGTCTCAGATCCGCCGGACCTTCGGCGACGACGCCGTGAGAGTAACCAAGACCCACGCCAAGTTCTGCACCATCACAAACGAGGGCTGGCAAGTGGCGCTGCGCAGCTCCATGAACCTGAACCAGAACCCGCGGATGGAATCCTTTGAGGTCGGCCACGACCCCGAGCTGTGCGGCTTCCTGGTGGGCGTGATGGATCAGGCATGGGAGAAGCAAAGCCGCCGGCTCGCCGAGGCCAGCTACAGCGACCAGACGAGGTGGTTCAATGCCCACGGCTGATTCCGGCGCTATCGAAGTGCTGCCGCCGCCGGCTCTGGCGGTGGTTGACTGGCTGCTGACGGGCGCCAGCGAGCAGCAGGTGCGCGAGGCCCTGGCGGAGAAGTACCCCCAAGCCAACCAGGACCAGATCATGCGGCAGGTGCAGGCCCAGCTGGGCGCCGCTGGCAATCCTGACCGTGCAGCCGTCAAGGGCTGGGCGCTGCTGGCCTACCGGCGGCTGTATCAGGAAATGCTGCAGGTGGGCGACTACGACGGCTGCCGTAAGGTGATCAAGGAAATCACCAACCTGGTGGGCTGATGGGCTGGGTGACGCCGCAACAGATGGCCGACGCCGCCGGCGTGAGCAGGCAAGCGATCGACAAGGCCCTGCAGACCGGCCGGATCAGCGCCGCGTCTGTGCGTCAACAAGGCCGCTGGCGAGTGATCGACCAGGAACGGGCCCTGGCGGAGCTGACAGGCCAGCCATTCGAGCGATCGGAGCCGCTGCCAGAGCCGGCCCCTGGCTCATTAGGACCAGGGCCCAAGTTGAAGGGCCGCAAGCGAGGGCAGCCGCGCGCCGATCAGTCGCCGGACGCACGCCAGGAGCTCGAAGACCAGGGCGGCGGCATCGAGGCCCTGCTGAGCTGGGGCAGCGCGCCGGCCGAGCCCCTGGGCGGCGAAACGGTGGTGCAACCGCCGCCAGTGGATGAACGGCCCCTGGCCAACAGCGTGGCGGTTCAGTCTCAGCGCCAGCTGCAGGCATCGCCTGAGTATGCGGTGAGCCGGGCCAAGGCGGAGAAGGAAAAGGCCAAGTTGCTGGAGATCAAGCGGCGCAAGGCGGAGGGCGAGCTGGTGGAGCGCGCCGCGGTGGAGCGCGCGCAGTCCGATCTGGCGGCGATCGTGCGAACCAAGCTGCTGGGCGTGCCCAGCCGAGCCAAGCAAAGGATCCCCCACTTGACGGTGCAGGAGGTGGAGGAACTGACCCTGCTGATCCGCGAGGCGCTCGAGGAGGTGGCCGGTGGCCGCTGATCGGGCCAAGCAGCAGGCCCAGGCGTTGCTGCGCCAGTGGCGGCGGTTCTGGAAGCCACCGCCGCGGCTGACGCTGAGCCAGTGGGCCGACGAGCACGCCTATCTCAGCCCCGAGAGCTCAGCCGAGCCGGGCAAGTGGCGCACGATCCCCTACCAGCGAGGCATCCAGGACGCTTTCACCGACCCCACGGTGGAGATCGTGGTTTGCATGAAGTCGGCCCGGGTGGGCTGGACTAAGATTCTGAACAACGTGGTGGGCTATCACGTCCACCAGGACCCGTGTCCCATCATGGTGGTGCAGCCGGCCGTGGAGGATGCCGCCGGCTACTCGAAAGACGAGATTAACCCGATGCTGAGAGACACCCCGGTGTTGCAGGGCCTGGTGACGGATGCGAAGGAAAAAGACGGCTCAAATACAATCCTGATGAAGCAGTTTCCCGGCGGGACCTTAGGCCTGGTAGGCGCCAACAGCGGGCGCGGCTTCCGCCGAGTCAGCCGGCGCGTGGTGCTGTTCGATGAGGCCAGCGCCTACAAGCCGATTCCAGAAGGTGATCAAATCAAGCTGGGTATGCGCCGGGCTGACTACTACTGGAACCGCAAAATAGGGATCGGCTCCACCCCGATCCTCAAAGGTTTTGACAAGACAGAAGCCTGGTGGCTGAAATCTGATCAGCGCCGTTACTTCGTGCCCTGCCCGGCATGCGAACACATGCAGACCCTGAAATGGTCAGGGCTGAAATGGGAGGAGGGCAAGCCGGAAACGGTGCGCTACGAGTGCGAGGCCTGCGGCGAACGAGTCGAGCACAGCCGAAAATCCTGGATGATCGAGCGCGGCGAGTGGCGGGCGACCGCAACCGCCGAGCGGCCCGGCCTGGTGGGCTTCCACATCTGGGCCGGTTACAGCTACTCGCCAAGCGCATCGTGGGAGAACCTGGTGCGCGAGTTCCTGGAGGTCAAGGGCGACCGGGAGCAGCTGCAAACCTTCGTGAACACGGTCCTGGGCGAGACCTTCGAGGACGCCTACGCCAGCCAGGTGGGCGCCGACGGCCTGGCCACCAGGCGCACGGACCACCCGGCGGGAGTCTGCCCCGAGTGGGCCCTGCTGCTCACGTGTGGCGTGGACGTGCAGGATAACCGCCTGGCCGTATCGGTCTGGGCCTGGGGCGTCGGCGAGACGTGCATGCCGGTGTGGCATCAGGAGCTCTGGGGCGATCCGCTGCAGGATGAGGTCTGGGCCCAGCTGGACGCCGTGCTAGAGAGCACATGGCCGGTGGAAGGCGGCGGCGAGCTGCGGATCGTGCAGCTGGGCCTGGACACCGGCGGCCACGCCACCCATGAAGCCTACGACTGGGCGCGCGAGCGCCGCGGCCGTGGCGTGCTGGCCCTGAAAGGATCGAGCCGGAGAGGCGAGCAGCCGATCGGGAAAGGAAAGCCCCAGGACGTGAACCGCCGGGGCAGGCTGGTGAAACGGGGCGTGACGCTGTACCTGGTGGGCACCGACACGATCAAGACGACGTTGTACGGCCGGCTGCGGCACAACCAGCCGGGAACCGGCGGGTACGTTCACCTGGGCGCCGCGGCTGATGATGAGTTCCTGCGCCAGCTGACGGCCGAGCGCCAAGCGGTGCGCATCTCAAAGGGCTTTGCGGTCAAGGAGTGGATCAAGCGGGCGTCAGATCGAAACGAGGCCCTGGACTGCTGGGTTTACGCCTACGCGGCGCTGCAGTACGTGTATCGGCGGATGGACCGGCGCACGATCTGGGAGCAGCTGAAGCAGCAGCGGGCCCTGGCGCTGCCGGCGGCCCCGGGCGAGCTCCCGATCGGGAAACGCCGGCGGCGAAGCGATGGCCCAGCGGTGGAGCTGGAAACCACGCCGGCGGCGGCGGCAGCTCCGGCCGATGCAGCAGCTCCCAGGCCCCGGCGGCGGCGGGCGTCCAGCTGGCTGTAAGCCGCCAATCATTGACGATACGCAATGGTATGGCGTAGGGTTCTGGAGTCCGCCACAAGCCACCATGCCTGAAAACGACTTGTCGCCGCTGGAGGGCGGCAGTCTAATCTGGAGGCTAAGCGTCATAGAAGCCTTCGAGGCGAAACTAAAAGAGCTAGCGGGTAAAAGAAAGGCGCCTAGGGGCTATCTGCCCTGGGATGAGTTTATTGAAGGGCTGCCCAGCTACGGCCGCAACAGGATCGAGGCCGGATGCGTTACGAGCGAGGATGAGCTGGGCCCTTTCTTAATCATGACGGAGATTCTGGCGAACGACTGCCCGGCGCGTTACGCGTCTAAAGCAATCGCCGACGCTTGGCTGCATACCAAGCTCCCAGTGCTTACGTTCAACCGACCCGAGGTGCTGCCATCTTACATTGTATTCACGCCATTAGATCATCCATCGCTAGCAAGAAACGGGTGGGCGGCTTGTTTCGTGTTTGTCAAAAGCACGCCGAGCGGACTGTGGGTAACTTGGACATGCACTACGATAGATTGCAGCGCAGGCGCTCCGCCGATTGCTTGTGTTGACCTGCTCCTAACCCCCGAGGTCACAGAAAGCAATCTAAGGCAAATAGTGAACAGCCGGATAAAAGACCCGGCCGGCCGTTGGCTAACCCTCTGGGTGATAAAGGTTGCCCTAGGCAGCTGGTACGCACACGTGTATGCGCCGGAGCTGATCACGGAGGCCCGCCCAAGTGGTGCGGGATTTAAGCGGCAACAGTCAACTGCGGCGCGCGGGCCGATGGGCCCTACATGGTTGGGGAAATCGCTGCAGATCCCAAGAAGGTCTCACAGCGGCACCGCAACAGGCCGCAAGCTGCGCGCGCACTGGAGGGCAGGACACTACCACACCGTCAGATACGGGCCGGGCAAAGCGCAGAGACGGCCCGTGTGGTATCTGCCGGCCTACGTGGCCGGGAAGTGATCCGCCAAGGCGCCACACCTAGCATGGCCGCATGGCGGCCTACACCCAGGGACAGATCGACGCACTGCGCGCAGCCATCGCGGAGGGCGTGCTGGAGGTGGAGAGCGACGGCCGCCGCCTGAAGTACCGCAGCCTGGCCGAAATGCAGGAGGTGCTCAGGATGATGGAATCCGACATCACCGGCACCAGGCCCAGCCGCCGCCGTTATCTGGCCTTCTGGAGAGACTGATGGGCAAGAAGGTCAAGGCCCAGCGGGAGGCCCTGCAGCTGGATCTCCGGCTGGAGAACGCGCGGCGCCGCGCGGCAATCAGCCACCTACGGGCGTTCGAGGCCGCCAAGCAAAGCCGGCGGACTGAGGGCTGGAGCTCGAGGCAGACCGGGCCCAATGCCGACATCAAGCCGACGATCAGCTGGCTCATCAAGCGCCACCAGGATCTGATCGACAGCAACCCATGGTGCCGGCGCGCCATGGACGTGATTGTGGGCAACTGGATCGGCGATGGCGTGATCGGCGCCCCGTCTGCCAAGAGCGCCAAGACCTACGCGCGCATGTGGACCGACTGGACCGATTCCACTGAGTGCGACTTCTATGGCCGGATGAACTTCTACGGCCTGCAGGAGCTGGTGGCGCGGACGGTGGCGGGACGCGGCAGCGCCCTGGTCCGCTGGCGGATCAATGAGCGAATGATGGACCAGGGCCTGGTGCCTCTGCAGCTGCAGGTGATGGAGCCGGACTGGCTGGACACCGGCAAGGACAACGGCAGCAACATCATCGGCGGCAAGCAGTACGACGGCCAAGGCCGGCTGCAGGGCTATTGGGTGCTGCCGTACCACCCGGGCGAGAACGACTACCGGGGCATGCGGCCGGGCCGCGACTCGTCAGAGCTGGTGGCGCCCAACCGGATGCTGCACATCTACGAGGTCCGGCGCCCCCACCAATACACCGGCGTGCCCTGGGGGGCGGCGGTGATCCTGAAAGCCCGAGACCTGGAGGACTACCACCAGGCCGAGCTGCTCAAACAGAAGCTGGCGTCCTGTTTCGTGGCCTTCGAGTATTCGGCCGACGAGGACGCGGAGGACACCAGCGAGGACCTGCCGGAAAAGCTGGTGCCCGGCGCGATCGAGCGCCTGGCGCCCGGGAAGCAGATGCAGTTCGCCGTTCCGCCCAAGGTGGAGGGCTACGGCGAGGTGACGCGGATGGAGCTGCACGCCATCGCCGCCGGCTATGGAATCAGCTTCGAGGCCCTGACCGGGATCCTGTCGGACGTGAACTTCAGCAGCGCCCGCATGGGCTGGCTGGAGTTTCACCGGAACGTGGCGAGGTGGCGCTGGAATCTGGCGATTCCGCAGCTGCTCACGCCGGTGCATGGATGGTTCCGCGAGCTGGCGGCGGTGATGAACCAGACCCGCGGCCCCGTGCGGATGATCTGGACCCCGCCGCGGCGGGAAATGATCAACCCCCGCGAGGAGATCGAGGGCCTGAAGATGGCGATCCGGTGCGGCCTGACAACCCTCAGCGAAGTGCAGCGGAGCCTGGGCTACATCCCAGAGGAGCTGATGGCCGAGTTTGCGGCCGACATGCTGGCCCTGGATGCTGCCGGCATCGTGCTGGACACCGACCCACGGCGCGATCCGCAGCGGCAGCAGGCAGCAGCGCCGGCGCCAGCGGTGTGATCGAGGGCCATACGGTTGCCGATCCTTAGACTGGCGGCCATGGCACAGCGCACCCCCGATCAAATGATGCGCCGGGCGGCTTTCGAGCCGTCCACGTATGACGAGAGCAGCCGCACCGTCGAGCTGGTCTGGTCAACTGGCGCAAAGGTGCGGCGTTCCACCTGGTTCGATGGCGACTTTCACGAGGAGCTTTCACTGGATGGAGGCGCCGTGCGGCTGGACAGGCTGAACAGCGGGGCATCCCTGCTGAACAACCACCAGAGCCGCGACCTTTCCAACGTGATCGGCGTAGTGGAGCGCGCATGGATCGCCGACGGCCAAGGCCGGGCGATTGTGCGATTCAGCGAGCGGGCGGACGTGGCCCCGATCGTTCAGGACGTTGCCTCAGGCATCATCCGCAACGTGTCGGTGGGCTACAAGGTCCACCGCTGGCAGCAGTTCGCCGCCCCTGAGGGCGAGCTGCCGACGTTCCGCGCCGTGGACTGGGAACCGTTCGAGCTGTCGCTGGTGGGCATCCCCGCCGACGCCGGCGCACAGGTGCGTGCCGACTCTGATTCCTTCGATCACCCCGAACCCATGACCGTGAACAAGGCCGGAGGTGATCCGGCGGCGCTCGAGCAGCGCGACCAGCAGCTGGAGGCCCAGGCCCCTGCTGCAGCTCCGGCCCCTGCAGCCGAGCCCGCCCCCGTTGCGGCCACCGCCGAGCGGAGCGACGAGCTCAGCCCCGTGGAGCTGAAGCGCCAGAACGACATTCTGCGCAGCTGCGCAGCGGCCAAGATGCCCGAGCTCGCCGATGGCTACATCGCCGGCGGCCTGGCTCACGACCAGGCCGTGCGCGACCTGATCAGCAAGATGGCCAACAGCATCCCCGTTCCCGCCGCCGGCTCGCCGGCCCGGGTGGAAGTGACCCGCGACGCCGGCGAGCACCTGGTGCGCGGCTTCGGCGAGGCCCTGCAGTTCCGCACCGGAGCGATCAAAGAGCCCACCGAGCTGGGCCGCCAGTATCGCGGGCTGACCCTGCTCGAAATGGGCCGGATGATGCTCGAGCGCAACGGCGTCAACACCCTGGGGATGAGCCGCACCGAGCTGGTGAGCCGCGCCTTCCACAGCACCAGCGACTTCCCGCTGCTGTTCGCGGACGTGGCCAACAAAAACCTTCTGGCCGGCTACGCCGAGGAGCCGCAATCGTGGCGGCCCCTGGCGCGTCAGCGCAACCTGCCCGACTTCAAGAGCGCCAACGAGCTCCAGCTGCAAGGCCAGGTGGTTCCCGAGACGCTGCTGGAGGGCGGCGAGTACAAGACCGGCACCATGGTTGAGGGCCGGGGGCAGTGGAACCTGACCACCTACGCCAAGAAACTGCAGGTGACGCGCCGCGCCATCATCAACGACGACCTTTCGGCGCTGAGCCGTGGGCCGGAGCTGCTGGGCCGCGGCTGCCGCCTGCTCGAGTCGAACCTGGTCTGGGCCCTGCTCACCACCGGCGCCAACGGCGCCAACGTGGCGATCGACGGCCAGGCCCTGTTTGTTGCAGGCCACAACAACACCGGCAGCGGCGCTATCGGCGTGGGATCTGTGGCGGCTGGCCGGGCGGCCATGCGCAAGCAGAAGGACATCGCCAACAACTCCCTCAACCTTGCCCCTCGGTTCCTGATCGTTCCCAGCGAGCTGGAGACTACGGCGGAGGCGTTCCTGGAGCCCAACGCCGCCCAGGTGGTGGCCAACGTGGGTGATGCCGGCCCTAACCCGTTCCGCGGGCGCCTGCAGATGATCGTGGAGAACCGTCTTTCCGACGATTCCGCGGCCATGTGGTACTTGGCGGCCGACCCGGGCCGAATCGAAATGATCCGCTTCGGCTACCTGGACGGGGAGGAGGGCCCCAATGTCACCATCAACCAGGAGCGCGATCCCGATGGCGTGCAGATGCTGGTGAGGATGGACTTCGGCTGCTCCATGCTTGACTTCCGCGGCTTCTACCGCTCCACCGGCGTCTGATAACGGCCGGCCCCATCCACCCAACCCCTGAGGTAACACCGTGAGGAACTTTGTCCAAGAGGGCGACCACCTGGAGGTGACGGCGCCTTACGCCGTCCCCGTCGGCGGTGGTTGCAAGGTCGGCGGAATCTTCGGATTCGCCATCGCTGCGATCGACAACGGCGCGCGCGGAAACATCATCCGCAAGGGCGTGTTCACCCACGCCAAGGCCACCGGCGCGAGCACCAACTGGGCCGACGGCGGAGCCGTCTACTGGGATGATTCCGCCAAGCTGCTCACCGGCGTGGCCAGCGGCAATACGAAAATCGGTTACGGCATCGGCGCCGCCGCCACCGGCGACGCCACCGGCACCGTGCTTCTGGTCCCCGTCTGATCACCATCACCACCAGGGCCCTGGCTGCGGCTGGGGCCCGCCCCTATTGCTCACGGCGGCCATGGACTTCGAGCGATTCTCCCGCCGCCTGACTGCCACCGCTCTCAGGCGGCTGGGCGATACCGTGCAGATCGGATTGCAGGAGGGCCTGGGCCAGCTGGCGGCGCCCACCCTGCGAGTGATCGACGGCGCAGCCATCGCCACCGGCTGGGAGCTGACCTACAGCGTCGAGGACTTCGCCGCCGTGCCCCGCGGCACCGTGGTGATCGTGAACGGCACCAACTACGTGGCGCGCGAGGATGGCCTGATCCAAGGCGACCAGACCACCGGCACCGTGCCGCTGGAGCGGCAGGACGCCCAGGGTGAGGTCGAGTACATCATCGACGGGAACGCCTGATGAGCTCCACCATCACCATCAAGGCGCGCTGGCAGCAGCGAGGCAAGACCGCCGCCGAGTGGGCCAGCTCGAATGAGGTGCTGCTGGTCCGGGAGCAGGGCCTGGAGACCGACACGGGCCGCCAGAAGGTGGGCGACGGCGTGACGCCGTGGAACAGCCTGCCCTACCGGGGCCCCGAGACCGTGGACGCCGCCACGGCTGCGCAGGGCGCGCTGGCCGACACGGCGGTGCAGCCGGCCGATCTGGCGCCGGTGGCCACCAGCGGCGACTACGGCGACCTGGACAACCTGCCGGCCCTGGGCGGCGCCGCGGCCCTGAATGTGGGCACCACGGCCGGCACCGTGGCGGCCGGCGACGATGCCCGGCTGAGCAATGCCAGAACGCCGACGGCGCACAAGACCACCCACGCCACCGGCGGATCGGATGCCCTGACGCCTGGAGACATTGGCGCGGCGACTGCTGCGCAGGGCGCCCTGGCGGATTCCGCCGTGCAGCCGGGCGATCTGGCGGCGGTGGCCACCAGCGGCGCCTACGGCGACCTGAGCGGCACCCCGGCACCGGTGGCGCGCGGCTCTGCACAGGTGTCGCTGTCGATCAACAACGGCGCCACCGCGGAGGGCGCCATCACCCTGCCCCGATCGTGCCTGCTGCTGGCGCTGGAACTGAACCGGGCCGGCTGGGCGCGGATCTACAGCAACGCCGCGGCCAGGACGGCAGACGCCGCCCGGCAGCGAATCGACGCCCCGGTGGAGGGCGCCGGCGTGATCGCTGACCCGGTGTTTCTGACGG